TAGTTAAAGTATATCTTACAATATTATTTATCTTAACAATACACACTGCACTTTTTGCTGTTGCCGTTAATTCTATGCTCTTAAATTGTGGGTTTCTTAATGCTATATTTGCCATCTTAAAAATCTAATGTTAGTGTTGCTATAAATAAATATAACCTTATTGTTGTGTATGTGTACCTTTCATCTTTTGCGATGTACTCCCAACCTAACAATAATCTGTTATGTGGAAAATGAAATGCTATGCCTAATGTCCAATCCATATCTTATTTTTTTGTTCCTAATATTATTGCATCTTCAATGTCTAATGCAAACCCTTTTATTAAATCATCTGGCAATCTTTTTAAACCAGCTTCAAAAGGCTTTGTGAAAAATAGGTTTGCTTTTAAACCTTTGTTGTAAATGCTTCTTGCAATTAAATAACTCATACTTTCATAAGACAAAAATCTTCCAGTTTTTTTATCCTTCCATTGAAACTTCTTTTTCTTTATCCAACCACTTTTTGTTTCTGGATTGTAAAGTGCTTTAGTTAAACCACCTTTTTGACCAGTACCACTTCCATATTGAAACTTTGATAATGCTGCACTTGTTTCTGGGTATGTTGATGTTTTACCTTTTACACCTTTATCTACAAATACACCATAATCTTCCATTAGAAATTCTAACAAAAAATCATCTTGGCTTTTATCTATAACGTAACTAACAGAATTATATAAATCACCACCACCTTTTTTATCTTTGGTTAGGTTTGATTTAGATTGCTGCACAACATACTTACCATACTTGTTTAATATTTCATCTACGTTTTTAAACTGCATTAGCAAATGTATATATCATTGTAAATTAGTATTGTTATATCTGCTGTCCATCCAGCAAGTTCGTTTTCAAACCTATCACTGAAAGGAGATAATGTAGGGTCACCATCAAGTTGGTACATATCTGTATGCAATGAACCCATCCTTAACTTCTGTATTAGCTTGTTTAAGACTAGTAGCTGCGTGTTTAGAATATCTTGCTCATTATCATTGCCAGTAAATCTATCTGTTGTTATATCCTTTGATTTGTCTACAATATCACAAGCCAATATACTTATGTTAAACCTCAACACTTGTTCTTCTGCTGTAACACTATTTACAATCATATGTGCCAATGGGAATATGTCTTGCTTGTTTAGGTTTACTTTGCTTATGTCACCAATAGAAACTGTATTAGTAAATTCAGTACCTCTTAATTGTTCTTCTATTGTTGAGGTTAATTGATAATACCCTCTTATACCTTGTTGGCTCATTTGAAATTTTGTTTAATTCTTTTTGCTTCTACTTCTGCTTTGTCTTTCATAAATGATAGCATCATAAAACATTCGTGTACTCCTAGTTTAGTGATATTTTCAAATCGTGTAATGTCTCCTTGAGCAAGTCCGTAAATTGAGTTATACCAACCCCATTTGGTTGAGAATTGAGATACTGCGTCAAGGCTTGTGTTTGCTCCTTGTCCAAATAATTCATCATAGTTTTCGACAAGTCTAGTCCTAAATTCCACAAAAAAAAAATTGATGATAATACTGCATCCATAGGCATATCTAAAATCTCTGCATCTCTACCTACTTTGTATTCTTCTATTGTGTATTTGTCTTTTAATTTGTTTACTACTGGTCTATATAAAACTGCCATTGCTTTTTCTATGTTTTCCCAATCACCAATAAAAGTATCCAAGTCTATGTACTCACCTAAAGTTAAATCATCAAGCTGTGGATGAAAACCATACTCCTTGTTGTTTAGTTTAAACTTTGTAACTAGGTTAGGCTTTTGCTCAAACATTTCTGTAAGTGTATTTACAATGTACTCACTATCATTAAATTTAATCTGCATTACATCCTCCAGCTTTACCTTGCAAAATATTTCTATAATCTTTGCACTTAAAAAGTTTTCATCATCTTGGCTTTTCTGTATTTTAAGAAAGTGTTTATACTGCCTTAAAGTAATTTCACTTAAATCAGTTGGTATGGTAATATCAAGTTTCATATTTATATAACGTTTTTAAAATGGTTTTTTATAGTAAGGTAAATATAATAAAAAAAGGTACACCATTTCTGATGCACCTTTTAAACAAAACTAACTCAACTTAACTAAATCATACTTGCCTCGTGACAAGTGCCACTACACACACCGGGGCTATCTATATCTGCACCACATTCTGTGCATTCATATTCTTTGTATTCTGGGGGGCTATACCAATCCATAATATTCTGTTTTTAATTTACCATTACGGTAATGTTCTACAATTACACCAGTTGATAAAGGTACTATCTTGTATGGTCTGATGCTTTTCTTTACTAAAATTCTGTTTATTAATTTTTTCATATCTGTTTTATCTATTCTTCTATTTCGTTAAATACTGCGTGTTCTAAACAAGAGCCACATAATTCATCACTTAAATAAGATGCTTCTGCACCACAACAATTACTATACATTTGTTAGGCTTTTAATTAATTGTAATGCTTGGTCTGTTGTCAAGTGTCCATTAGTATGTAGGTCTTGAATTGCTAATAGTGTTTTGGTGTCTAAAGTTTTCATATCTGTTTTGTTTTAGTTAATTAATATGAAGCAAATATACAAATAAATAACATACCAACAAATAATTTAATAACTTTTTTTAGTGTAAAGCATATTTACCAAAGTTTGGGCGGCTTAATATAGAATAAGTTGCATAACGACACGGGTCAATAATATGGTTGTTTTTATCTTCTGGTGTGTTTATAAGCATACCACTTTTATCTTCTTTCCACTTGTAGTTTCTAAACTCACTTATGGCATTTGTTGAGGTTGCCAGTATATGTATCTTGTATCTTTTAAGTAAGTCAATACCAGCATTTACACTATCCTTACCTTTTATGCTTGGGAATATGTTATTGCCCATTGCACGTAATTCAGATATTAATCTAGGTTCAGCACTATCTGCATATATGGGTTTACTTGTTAGGTTAAGTTCTTTAAGAAACTTATTTATATCACTTGTGGTCATTTGTGTTCTGTATAGATGTTCTTGGATATAAAGGTTATGCCCTTGACTATAAACCGATACAAATGTTGTTGGGTCATTAGTATATCCAAAGTCCATTCCATATGCAATAAGTTCTGCAAGTTGTGGTATTTGATTAACCTCAACATACTTAAATATTGTACTCCTACTGGCTGCTCTTTCACCTAGTCCATATATTTGCCAATATTGTTCATCTGTATCTCTTAACCTTTCTATTTCCTTTCTAATTGATGCTTCAATAAAAGGGTTGTCTAGGTAAGTGGTTTTGTAAAATACACAATCTTCTCTAGGTATTAGCTTGTCATATATCCAATGGTATTCATCTGATGGGTTAAAATCTAGTATTACCCTATCTTGTGTTCTAAACAACAACTGTTGCATATCCTCAAAGTAAAGTTCATTACCCTCATTAACAAATAACAAATCTCTTTTCCTACCTCTAATCTTTTGTGGCTGGTCTAAGGATATAAATTCAACAAGGTTGCCAAATAGGTGGTATTCTGAATTAGACTTATTATGGAATTGTTCAGAGTAGCATTTATACTTTTGCAGTATAGCCATAAAATCACGCATAACAGTTGCACGTAAACTTGGAAATGATTTACGGCATATAGTTACAATCTTGTCATTGTTGTTTGCACAATAGTTAAATATAACCCACAAAAGTATGTTGTAAGTTTTACCAGACCTTGTACCACCTTGCTCAACTACAATCTTTTTATCTGTGTTAGCTAGATGCTTATAGACAATATTAGTCTGTATCTTCGGTTTTATCAATTATCTCTATTTGAAAATTAGTTGGCATTCCATCTGCACCAGTTATTTCTTGACGTTCAATATAACCTCTTTTCTTACCCTTTGTCTTTAAGTAGAATATTGTTGCTGCTGTTGAGTTTTCTGATATTTGTTTGTGCAACTGGCTTTCTGCAAAATCTAATGCTACGTTTTCAATATCCCTAACCTCAATAGCAAATGCTTCATCATCTTTAAGCCATTTGTAATAAGTGCTTCTAGGTATGTCTGCTTTCTTACAAGCTACTGTAACAACTCCTAAACTTTGTTCAAGTGCTTTTAATAGGCTTTCCTTTTTTATGTGTCTACTTTCGTTCATTTTTTTTATTAAAATATTATTTGTATATTGTCACTTCAAATGCGGTGGTAGTGTAAAAGTAACACATTTAACATCCAGTTAAAAGATGGCGCTCATATCGACCTCACCGCTCTAAGGGGATTACCAATAGGGGTTTCAAAGCAAGTTCGAACCTTGCAATCTCCACTAATTTTCAGCCCTCCGTTCTTGGAGGGTTATTTTTTCCCCTTTGTACATTCCAGCACCTTGTTTATCAATTTCACTAAATGGTAAAATGTCTTTTGTTATTTTCATTTTTTTATCAATTAGATAAATATATTTTAATTGTTTTCCTTTAAATGGTTTCCAATTTCTAAATTCACTACTCATTTTTAAATGGTGCGCTTGTATCACGTGCATTGCTTCGCCAGTTTTTGGGTTCATTCTTAAAGCTGTATTGTTTACTATGCCAACTAATTTAAACCCACTTGCTCGGTATATAGTTCCATCTCCGCATTGTGTACCATCTGCGAAACTTATAATCCATTTTATATGTGGAGCATTTTTCTTAATTAGCTTTATACTAATTGCAATGCATCTACTTTCAGAATACTTTGGCAAATAATCATCAAAAGCCATTCTATTTAATTCTATAAACTCATTCCAGCCAGTACCCTCAACTAAATTAATTGTGCCTTTTTTATTTATACTAGGACCATATTGCATAACACCGTGCAACTTTTTGTCTAAAAAGCAACCAAAATGTAGTGTACTATTTGGTACCACCTTACCAGAATAATGTGTTTTTTTTACAAACTCATTTGCAACCTTAGAATTTATAACTTTTACTATTATTTCTTTTGCTCTACCCATTTTTGATTTTTTCTAAACACTTTACTATCTTTTGGGTATGGTTTTTCTTTTTTTGTTAGAAACGACCTTAACCCTTTATTTAGAGGATATAAATATAAATACCTATATGATTTAATTAATTCCCCTTCTCCAAATAAATATTCGCCTACATTTTGTCCGCCTTTTATTCCTTTAGGTACTCTACCAAATCTCATAGGTGCTATAATATTTTTATACTCACCTCTTTTTGTCAAATAGAAATCATTACATTTTTCTTTTCCAAAATACTGCCAAGAACTTGATTGATAAACAATACCACAATCATTTTTACAACCTCCTGCGTGTGTTATTAAAACTTTTATTTTTGTGTTTTTTTTAAATAACTCATATATTTTTCCCAGCACAAAACTTTCAGTATTATATCCTAGTGTATCTAGTATATTCATTCTTTGCATTTCTAAAAATTCCCCATCTTTTATGTTTGGTATTATTTTTTGTATTTTTTGTTTTGTTGCAGTTGAATAACCAAAAGTTAAAACACCGCTTAAACGTTTTTTATAAAACACACCAAAACACACTTTTGGGTTTGGAAAAGTTTTCATATAGTGATTTTCAATAGTATATTTTTTAGCAGATTTACTATCAATAACTTTTACTAAAACTTCTTTTAATTGCTCATTTTTTTCCATTCTAATATTATTGTGTACAATGCGTTACCATTACTGTTTTCATTACCAAAAGTTTCAACGTATTTATACTGGTCTGTCTTTTTTATGTCCGCTATTGCATTTTTAATTTCAGTTGCTTGCTCATCCGCTAAAGTATATGTTTGTTGTTGAAATGGCTCCTTATCCCCTTCAGGCAAACTAAACTCGTCACTAGTTTCAATATCGTCTATATTCTGCCAGTTGTCCATTCCCCAATCTTCAAGCTGAACACTGTTCCATTCATTGCCTAGTATATCCCAATCCCATTCACCAAATCCAACATTGTCTTTTACAATAAATTCACGCTGTTGTTGTTCTGTAAGTTCATCAGCTTTTAATATATACACTTCTTTTAAACCAGCCTCCTTACAAGCCTTTAATCTCATATTACCACCTAGCACTACCATATCCTTGTTTACTACAATAGGACGCAGCTTAAGCATCTCTGGAAAGTCTTGTATTGACTTAACCAGCTTTTTAAATTTATAGTCTTTTATGAAACGTGGGTTGTTTTCATTTGGTACTACCTTACTAATCTTTACTTTTTCCATATCTATATAACGTATTTAATTTATTTATTTCCTAACTTTAATTTTAGCAGTCTTTCTCTTATTGCTTTTCTTTCTTTACCCTTTGGTAATTTGTCAAATAGTTGTTGTAGCTTTTGTATTAGTTTTTTTCTGTTCATAGCTTTTCTATTTCTTTTAGTACTTCTTGATAGTATTCTATGTTGTTAGATGGTTTTAGTATTTCGTTTTCTAGTATAAGGCTTATATGTAGTTTAGCACATTTCTTTGCTTCTGTGCTTGTTGTTGTTTCTACATAAAATGCTTTTACTAATTGGTATGCTTTCTCTTTTGGTGTTTGCATAAATAGCCATTCTTTTTTTATCATATTATCATAATTAAAGGAAATAAACATAATATAACTATTGCCCAATATACTTTCCAGAATTTAGACTTTACATAGTCATCTTCCCATACTATACAATGAAACCCAAAGCTTAATGCTAAACACAATATTGTTTTTATAAACTCTATCACGTTGCACAGTTTATTATTTCATACTCACTATTGTTTTGCTTCCATTCAAAAGACTTTAATACTAAAGCTGCACGTTCATCATACATAATTTTTTGTTCTTCTTCTAATGCTCTGTATTTCATTTCATTTGGTGTGTAACCATTTGAATATTGTTTATCGTAGTTGCTTAACTTTTCTATTGCTTTGAAATAATCTTTTTCTAATGTCGCATATTTTTTTTGTATCACTTCTAACTTTGAAATCTGGCTGTACTCTATTTGTGATTTAACTATAAAGTTGCTTTCTAATTTATCGTAATAATCAAATCTATCTTTTTTGTACAATGGATACATTTTGTTTGCGTGTATTGCCGTTGCGTGGTCAAATGATTTACCTTTTGATTTTATAAAGTCTGATATACTTACCCACCTCATATCAAGTTTGTTTCTTAATATATGACAAAGTAAAGCACGATGCTCAACGTATTCAGTTTGCCTTGTTTGTTTGTATATATCTATACCAGTTAAAGTAATAAGTAAATCACTTACTTGTTCTGGTGTTTCTAGTATTGTTGGTACTGTGTTGTAATTCATTTGCTTTGTAGTTTTTGTATGTATAAAGCTGCATCCATTAGTTCTTCTTTTAGGTGCTGTAAAAAGTCATCGTGTTTATTGTCTTGTAGTGTTGTTTTGTATTTGTCTATTCCTACACAACTTCTTATATCAAACTCTCTTTTTAAATCTTCTACTATTTTATCTTTCATATCTTTTGTTATTAGTACACCATTTCTTTTTACTCTTGGCTTTCTTTGTTCTTCTATCCTACTTGCTCTTTGCAGCTTCTTTCTTGCCTTTTGATTTTTATTTGATGGCTTTAGGTGTTTCTGTCCTTTAAGTGGCTTAAACTGTCTCATTCTGTTCTTAATTTTAAAAGGTTATAGCACTCTGCATATTTTTGTCTTGCTTTACCTTTGTATTCTTGTTTAAATAATTCGTATAGCTTTCTTGTGTATTGGTATTTTGTTGTGCAATCTTTAAAATGTTTTTCTGCAAACACCCTACCCTTACCACGAAAGTACTGCACATTGTCTGCACTATCCCCGATTATAAATTGCTCATAGAAATTGTACATAGCTTCTTCTTCTGATATGTCTAATATCTCTTTATGCTTATAGTGATAGTTGTACATCAAGCAAGAAAATTGTTTGTAGTCTTTATCTATTGAAACAATCATTACTTCATCTCTACCAATATCATCAGATATTTGCTTCCAGTACCTTGCAACCATATCATCTGTTTCTACACCATAACCCCATATACTATCGTAATGGTCTTTTACAAATTGGTGCATCTCATCTAATAAAGGTGGCAGTTCTTGTTTCTTTCTGTTGGCTTTGTACTTTGGTGTGATTAGTTTTCTAAAGTTACCCTTTGAACCACTAAAGCATAATACTTTATCAACGGTGTATTTATCTTCCAAGTCATTTACAATCTTCATATACTGCTGGTCAAACTTATTTCTTGCATCAGCTATGTCTGTGTAGTACTTTTCATCATCTGGTGTTTCTCTTTTACGATAACAACTTGCAAAAATTAAACTATCTGCATCTACTAATAAAATCATACCAATGCTTCTTTAATCATTTTAAGGTGCATTTGCTGCATCTTCTTTTGTTCTTTAGTTACCATACTAATTATACTTGGTAAGTCTCTAAAAAGCTGGTCTACATTCATCACAAGTGTTTTGTCATCATTATGACCATAGCCAATATATAATTCACCATCACTACAATATAAAGTGTTTGTATCATATATGTAAGTATGTGATTGTGCTTCTTTTAATTGTGCTTTTAATATTTCTATTTGCGCCTCTAATTTTTCTATTCTGTTATCTTGTCCCATTTGTCTATTGTTATGTTAAGTCTTAAATAATTTTTGTTCTTAGTTTCTTTAACTTGGTAGTTAATCGATATGTCTGATATAGATGTGTCAGCTTCTGTATAATACTCTATTTGTTTTTTAAGCTTTTCCCAAGCTGCCTCATTAACTTTCATTTTTTATGAGGTTTAAATTCATATAATTAGCCACATAGTTAATGTGCTTTTGAGTTGTCATACTCCAGTAGCCTAATTGATTTAAATTAGAGCCATCTATTTTAGCAACAATGGTTGAATAACTCCATACATCGTTTCCTTGTATTCTTAAATTTTGCTTGTACTTTGGTAATTTTCTCATCTGTTTTGTTTTTAAATTAAAGTTTATTTCCGCATAAAGGATACATTCTAGTATAAAATGATTGTCCTTTTTTAATTCTTTTTTTGTTTTTAAATATAATATCTTGGGTAGCAACCTCATCAATTCTACCATAGTAGCCTACTTCTTTTCTATCGGGTTTTTCTAATATAGTTGAGCCAATGTATTTATCGTCAATCATATATTCTAAAAAATAACCTAGTTGTTCAAATTGTGACATAATGTTTTGTTTTAGTTGTTGTTATATTAAAATTTTGCTGTTACACTTTTGCTGCCAGCCCATACACCTGTTTGAACCCATCTTTTTACCATTGCATTTTTCACTACTTCCGCACCATCTTCATCGCCTCTATCAAAACCACAAGAAAGTATATTCCAGGTTTCGCCTTGAAATTTTATTGTTTCATACATATCTCTGTCAAAACTGCTCATAAAAACCTTTAATGATGTTGGGGCTTTTATTAGTTGTCCAGCCTCATTAAATTTTCCATTTTTTCCTATTACAAGTGGGTATTTCATATCTGTTTTGTTTTTTGTAAATTAATAATAAGCAAATATAACATTATTTATCTTATAAACAAAAAATTTTATAACTTTTTTTTAAGAAAGATTGATATTTATTCTAACCGCCTGATTTTCAGTAAGCAAATAAACGTCTTTTAATAGTCGTTTTTTTGTCCACATTGTGGTATCTGGGCAATACTTTTTTACTGGCTTTGGCATATCTAAATTATCTAACCAATACATAAAATTTCCTTTAGGGTCATTAACAAAAAATAACCTAACAACATCCTCAAGTGCCATTAAGCTATCATATTTATCCTTTTCAATTAATTTGTCTTCATAATATTTATTTCTAAATTTCATCTCAATAACACAATCCTTGCCTTTTGGTGTTTTACCTTTTGCATCATATCTTGAATAACCATCACCACAATGTTCTAACTCCCAGCCATCAAGATTTAAAAGAAACACTACTGCCTTTTCCCATTCGTGAATTTTTTTAATTCCCATTATTCCAAATTACGTTTAGTTGCTTTATCCATAGCTTTATTTTCTTTGGGTTACAAGTGCAAGGTTTATGATATTTATGATTGTAATATTTTGCGTGTAACTGGCATATTAGTTCAAACTCATTACCTTGTAACGTACTTTTTGGTTCTGACCTAAAGTCACTCCAGCTTTCAAAATCTTCTTTAGTAAATTTTACCATCTATCAATTTTTATTTCATTTAACTTTTTTCTTCTGTTATTACAATCACATTTAGTACCTCTTAATTTGTGATATTTATCTACTAGGTATTTAATACCAGTATACTTTGTAATGTAATAAATAATGTTTCCTATTTTCATAATTCGTTTATTGGTATTGTTATTCCTTTACTTGCCATATTATCACCACCTTTTTTATCTTTTTTTGTGTTTAGATATTTACGGCATTTATCTTTTAAATCTTCTGTTTTTAAAATATATAATTTATCTAAATAAATATAATAGTATTTTGCTTTTGTAGTTGCTATTCCACTTGGTTTGTCATTGCATTCATATTCAACATAAAAGTTACCAGTCTTTTTATATTGTGCATCACTTTTTACCTCAACACCCATATCTAATTCTGGTATAAATATATCCCACTCTAAAAAATAACCATCTTGTATATATGCTTTTGGATATTTTTTCTGTATTAATTCAAGTGCTTTCTTTTCATAGAGCTGCCCAGTTTGTAAATCCTTTTTAAATTTTTCCCTCATAATAGTTTTTTTAATTTATTCTTGACTTTGTTATATGTGTTGTAAAGTGAATAATAATGTATAAGGCTTTTGCGTGAAAATTCTGCAATGCTTTCGCCCTCATTTATTATTTCAAATACTTTTCTATCATACCAAAACATTCTTGATAGTTCTTCTTGTATTTTATCATATGGTTCTTGATAGTTTACATCTGATGTGGTTAAGTGTATGTCATCCATAGAAACCATAGTAATGTTTTTACCTTTTCTTTTTAAATCGTAAAACAATGTTCTTAAAGTCTTAAAAATATAGTAGTAGTTTATTTCTTCTTCATTGTACATTATATCCAAACCTTTTTCAAGTTTCAGTTGTATCTTATAATACATTTCTTGTACAATATCTTCAGCGGTTTCTTGTTTGCACCCAAAGGATAAAACTATTTCTACCCACTCTTTATGCTTTGCAGCAACTATAATCATTGTTTTTTGTACCATATCATTTTAAAGGGTCATATAAATCACCAACTATTATAGGCAATCCTTTTTCGTTTACTTCAAAGCTAAATGTTTCAAAAGAGTAACCCCTACTTCTACCGCATTTTACCGTTGTCCAATCTTTATTAACTGTGTTTGCTTCCAAACTTATTACAGTTTCTGCTTTCTTTTCTAATGCACTACCTAAATGACCAGTTCCGAGTTTAGCACTACCAAAGTTTTGATGTATCACACAAATTATATGCACGTTTTGTTGTTGGCTTATTCTCATTAATGCACTTACTAATTCATTACTTTTTTCTATGTTGTTTACATCAGCACATAAATCTGCTACACCATCTATAATTAAAAGTGATGGTTCTTTTATGTGTTCCTTTAAATAGTATTCAATAAACTCTAATCGTTCCTTAAAAGCTATTGTACGCAATGCAAACGTATGATATTTGTCTTTAGGTATGTTGCTATCCATATCTAATGGTCTTTTAAATACTTTAGATGCGTGCCAGCTTCCTTGCTCTGTATCTATATAGATTAAATCACCATTACCTCTATGTCCTTTTATTTTTCCACCGTAAATATTTGAACCACTTAAATAAGCACTTGCTAATAGGCTACAAAAAAAACTTTTACGGGTCTTTGGTGGTGCTGTTATTACTGAAAGATTGCCAAACGTTCCTAAAGCTATTGGTATAAGTAAATCACCTTTATCAGATTGTAAAACCTTTTCACCATAGCTTAAACATACTGGTGGATATTCTAATTTTTCGTTAATGTCTATCTTGCAAGTATCTGCAATAAACTCCATCAACATATTCTGTTCTGTTTCTTTTTCTGTCATTTGTTAAATATATAAAAAAAAGGTGCAAGTTAAAAACTCACACCCCTTTTAAAGTTAGGCTAATTAAAATGGTAAGTCATCACTTGCTGGTTCTGCAACCGCTTGTGGTTTATCTTCTCTTTCAGCAACCGTTACACCATCTGGTGACATCCAAACAACCTTACCGTTTCCAAGATAGGTTTTAGCAACCTTTGCTTCACGTTCTTCTTTGGTTTGGCTATCCATAAAAGCTACGTTGTTGCCGTATCTAGTTTCATCTTGTACCGCTATTGTAAAATTGTAGTACACCGCACCATCTTTTCCTTTGATAAATTTCTCTTTAGGTAGTCTATCTACTCTAATACTTCCGTTGATAATTGCACTCATAATATATAGTTTAAATTTTGGTATAGTCATAACACTCTATACCTAGTGTTTTTATTTTCTTTTAAAGTCATCACTTTCATCTTCACCAAAAACTCCAAGTTCGTAAAAACCAGTTAGTTTTAGTACACTTCTTGATAATGCTCTTTTCTCTGCCATTTCCATTACATACCAACTATTACAATTTCCATCTTTATAGTTAGCACCTTTTAATGCACTTCCAAATGTTTCAATTTGTACTTCTTCTTTTTTTGCATACGCTTTTACAACCGCAAAGTTAGGTTCACATTTTACAACCTCATAACTAATAGCTATGTTTTCTTTTGCTGCTATCTTTTCAATACCTTGTCTGGTGATGATAACATAGTGCTGATGTTTGTATACATCTGTTTTTTCAAGTTCATACTTCTTGTACAAATCTAATAATTTTTCTCTATCCATTTTGTTTAAATATTTGTGATACTTCTATTTGTGCTTTTAATTCTTCTATTCTATTACATAAGGCTTCTATCCTATATGTATATTCGTCAAATTTAGTTTGTGCGGTTTCTTGTGAAAAGTTAGTTTGCATTACCTTATATTTATTAAGGTTGATTTTGCATCATCTAACCTTTTGATTATTGATAAAACTGTTATTGCGTCTTGGTCTTGTTCTGCTCGATACAAATCAAATTCAAGTCTTTTAATTTCATCTTTTAAATCGTGTTTCTGTGTTCTCATTCTGTTTTATTTAGTTAGTAAAAAATTAAGTTTTTCTTGAATTGGTTTTAAAGACTTTGTACTTTTTATTATAGTACCATTTAACCATAAGCTAAACTTGTCATTAAGTGTTGTAACCTCAATAAAATCTTCTTGTGAGTTTGTAAACTCTAAATCTTGTTCTTGTAATAATTGTTTTGTAAGTGTCATAATATCAAGTCTTTTAATTTCGTCTTTTAAATCGTGTTTCTGTGTTCTCATTCTGTTTTATTTAGTTGTTTTTAATTGCGTAAATACCATCTTTATCTTGTATAATAGTAAACCCAAAAGAGTTTTTTTCTACTATATTAAAATCCCCAGTTAATTCCCCAGAGGCTACCATTGTAAAGTTTTTCATTTCGTAAAAAGTTTCATTTTGTAATGTCATAATATTCTGTTTTAGTTATTAATGTTAAGCAAATATAAACAAAAAATTTAATAACACAACAATATTTTAAAAATAATTTAAAAAAAAAGCAAAAAAAAAGGCTTGACATAAAGCCAAACCCCTTTTCCTTAACAAAACAGAATACCCAAAGATAGTCTTTTATAAACTATCTACCAAGTCTTTATAGTGTTTTATCATATCTTGTAGTTCATCATTAGAATACTTTACAGTTTCTTTTGATTTTATGTATAATTCTTCAGCAGTACCATCACCATACTTTTCGTCTAATTGTTTACTAAAAATATACTGTTCACCAGCTTTAAACATATTACAACCAACGCATTGCACCGCTACATTCATTTCTAACCATCTTGTTGCATAATGTTTTCTAGACTGAAAGTGACCACATTGCATACCTTTTTTATAGTGTGATACCTTACCGCAAGTAAAGCAAGTAACATCACCATTATGGTCTGCATCCTTTAACCTTATGTACTGGCTAAATATAGCATCAAGTTTTTTAACTATTTTACTTCTGCTTGGTTTAGATGGCATTATCTATTGTTTCAATTATATGCCTAAGTTGGCTTCTTTCAAATTCACCTAGTGATTTATCATCTATAATTAATAGGTAATAATCTTTTCTAACCTCAATACATTTTGTGTTTTCCATCTTTTATTTGTTTTTTAAAAAAAATATTAATAACTTTGTACTTTTTTATTACTTCAAATATATAAAATAAATAATTAGAAATATATATATAAATATAAATCTAAAAATATATATTAAAAAAAATATAGAAATACTTAAAAATATAAGATAATGATTTTGGTATAGTATTCTATTTCTTGGAGATATACTGGTATTTTTCAATTCCTCTTGAACCATAGTAGCTTATAAAAACTGTAATAAGTAAAGATTTAAGTAAATCTATCCATTCAGAACCTACACCAAATTCTAAATTTAAACTATCCATTAGTATAAGTAACCAAGTTGATACAGTTAAGAAGATTAACATCATTGGACGCACATTCTTTGATAGCCAACTATCGCTTGACATATCACTTGACCATCTTTTAGAAACCTCTTGTATTTCTATAATATCTAATTCAAGCAGCTTTAAGGCTTCTTCTTTGTCTTTAGGTGTAATAGCATCATCTTTGCTTATAAGACCACCTATCAGCTTTAAAATACCAGCATCTGGCACAACATCACTAACACCTTTAAGAATGTTTGGTGCAGCTTTAGTAAGAAATTTACCTACTCTAGTATCTTTAAACTTTTTTTTACTTTTTCTTTCTTCCATTATTCTTGGTCATTAAGTACCACTTGTGCGAGGTATACCCGATGGTTAGTAAAAGCAAAATAATCTTTAATACTATATCAATATTTGTCATTGAAAATAAAAATGTTCCTAAATTTATAAGCAATGTTTTATAGTCTGTTATCATTTCTTATCTATTTGTTTTAATTTGTTTATTGCCCACTCAACACCAGAAGCACCACCCCAAGCATCCCACATAATACCACCACAACCATCTTTGTAGGGTACGTCTTTATGTTGTTGATGTCTTTTAAAAGATGCCATTCTTGCTATTGTATCTCTTGAAATGTTTTCTTTTCTTGCTAATTGACCAGCTCTTGTCCATCCTATTCTTGTACCACAAGATGAGCCATTTTCTTCTTTGTACTTTATAGCTTTCTTTGCATTGTTAGATGCACTTTCTGGATAGTCATTGTAGGTTTCAAGCTCTACTTCATACCCATTAAAATTATGATAGCAAATTGCAATGGCTTGTGATTTATTGTGGTATCTCATTAGTTGAGGTACACACCTAATCATATAATCACTTTGGTTTTCGTCTGGCTTCTTTTTAGGTATCGGCATATTAATAAGTGTAATAAACACCTCTTTTTTTAGTTACTAATACTTGTTTTCTGTTGTTGTCTTTATTAAAAGAAACGTGTAACCATTTAGGTTCCTTGCCGAATTCCCAAATAAGTTGGTCAAAATCAAGTTCCGTTCTAATATAATGAAACATCTCTAAATTAGACTTACCACCCATACTTGTAATGTCCATTGCTTCGCCATTCATATGAGATGACGTTTTAGAGCCTTTTAAGGCAGTATTAAGTTCTAAAGACCTAAACATACTATTTACTTTAATTGGTGCATCTACCCACTCTCTTAATGGTTCAAACACTTCTTCAGCTAATAGTTTCATATTCTCAACTTGTTCTTCATTTGGTTTATTCTTTATGCCTTTTTGTTTAGCATAATTAGAACCAACTGCCTCTTTGTATGATATGTGTTTACTAATTCTTTTCATCTGTAATTAATTTAAAAGTTCCATCTTCTAGGTTTACTTCTATGTTACCATACTTCTTTTCAAGTTCTTTCTTGTTCTTTTCTTGCTTCATAGAAAGTTCTGCAAACATATGAGATAGTGTATGTGACTGTGTAGCCAATAAACCTAAATCGTGTAAGATTGCTTGTTTCTTCTGTTCTTGCTCTTTAAATTCTTTTAATTCACTTTTTGATAATTTTCCCATTGTATTTGTTTTTTGGTTAAGTATCAAATATACTAATTATTTAGGTACTTCTGCATTTCTTGGATAACCGTAAAAGCTATGTGCTGCTTCTATTGGGTACACCATAAAAGCGCCAAAGTCTAAATCTAAACTACTCATTACATCTATGGCATAACCATCATAGTAAACCGCTGGTGTAATTATATTACCATCTGCATCATAAGTAGCTGGTATCTTTACAACCTTACCGATATAAACAACCGCTGCCGTATCTTTTGCAAATACTATCTCGTTATCAGTTTCAACTAAAACACCAATACTTAAAAGGTAGTCTTTGCCCTCTTGCTCTGTTGGAAAATTTGTCTTGTATATATTCATTATATTGTTGTTAGTTCTGTTAGTTCTTGGTCGCTTAAAGCCTCTTTCCAAACTGCAAGTGCTTTTGTTTTGCCGAAGAAAGGGAAAGCATTACCAGTAAAATCAAAAGAAACATTGTCAATAATTAATGTATTTACATAATTTGACGTATCAGTAATTACTTTAGTTCCATTTATATAAACACCGCTATCTCCAGACTTGTAACGTATTGCTATTTTTTGAAATCCTTCTTGAAAATCAATTGCTTGGCTTGTAATGTTTAATGCGCCAATCAATATTTTTATATACCATTTAGCTTCATTGTCTTTTTTGCCAAAACCAATTCTAACACTATCACTTGCGTCTGTCATTGAAATTAAACGAAAACCGCCATTATCATTTTGATTGATTGCTATCTCTGCATATAAAACACCCTCTGTGCTATTTATTGTTGCTAAACTTCCGCCATTGTTGCATACGTCTTGGTTACGTGTAACTGTTGTTCCCGATGTTGGTATGTAAGATGTTGAGTAGGTCAGTTCTTCAGATTGCGCTCCCCATATTATAAACTCGCTTAAGGTTTGCGAATTGTCTCTAAAATCAACATAAAAATTATTTGAACCTCCAGCATTAGAGCTATTTACCTCAAATCTTTGCCAATCTTCAGTAAGTGTAAATAAATTGTTTGTGTTGGCATTATTAGACATTAATTTTGCCGTTCCAGTTCCACTAACAGTTCTTGCATATATGCTTCTAGCTGCAAACGCTGATGTTTGGTCGTTTAAATATATAAGGCTAGTCCCAATTGTACCAGATATTTTTGTTGCACCTAAAGTTCCGTCTGGTGCTAGTTGACCAGTAGTTAAAACTGGGCTTCCTAATGCACTCCACTGGCTAAAATCCTCACTATAAGTAACTGTATTCGTACTCTGCGGTTCAAACAACCAACTTCCGCACCCACTATCTGGCACTACTTCTTGACCGAGATATTCTTTTACAGATACGTTGTCTATTGTAACATTACCCGCTCCTCGCAAAGCAAAACCTAGACCTATTGATGGTTGACTTGTAAATATATACTCATATTCTCCAACA